AATGCTTCTTCAAGCATACCAGCATATTCTGCTTCGATTTGCTCTTGAATTTGAGTAACACGGTCAAATACACGTGCTTCAAAAATGGTTGCTGCTTTAACTTTGAAGTCTTCCGAAATAGTTTCGTCATCACCAAACATGGCATCAACGTCTTCTTTTATTTTTTTCTTCATCATTTTCATATCTGCTTCAGCGAGTTCTTCTTCATCGTGCTCAGAAATGAACTCTTCTTCCTGTTCTTCTTCATCTTCTTCACGCATGGTGTTTTTACCAACGTGATTCTGTGTATCCGAAGATGCATCAGATGGTTTTGTAGTAGGGGCAGTAGCACTCTTAGCTGCTTTAGTCGTATCGAGTTTAGCAGAGTTGTCATCGGGTTTATAGTTCTCTGGTGTTGGTCCACCAACATCAACGTAAGTTGCACCGTCTAGTTTTTGTGTGGGCATACCAGGCGCTTTACTCTTGCTTCCTGACAGAATATCGGCTGCTGCTTCCATTAATTTGTTTGTTGCCATTGGGATATCTCCTTATGTTTTCTTATTTATAAATTTTAAAGTTTTGATAGATAATTTTCGAATAATTTTAAAGCAACTCCTTCTATCTGCTTAGAAGATGCTCGTTTAATCTGTGATTTAGCATAGTCAAAGTCTCGTTCTACGAAATGTCCTTCAACCATCATCCATTCTTTATTTTCCATAATGCCATTTACAAAAGCACCAGGAGCAGATGGGTCTGCAACAATGTCAGCCGCAGTTGCTAATCTTAAATCATCTTGAACGAGGTTATACCCTTCACGTGTCTGTATGACAGAACCCAAAGCACGTGAAGAAACACCAATTGAAACATCGTTCTCTAAAAAGTTTTTAACTATTTGTCCATAAGGAGTTTCAAGTATTAATGCTTTACCATAAAAAGTATTGCCATCTTCAACTAAAGAAACAATTTTATGTGACACACGTTCCAGATTTAGTGATGGTGTATCGGGATGACCAAGTTCTCCAAGAGCACGATTGGTTTTGATATACTCATCATTGTAACGTGTAACTTCATTACGCAATGTGTCCATCTTATACATGCGGTTGTTTTTATTTACTTTATCTCCGACCAAGAATGTGCCTTCAATATACAAATTCTTTTTGCCAGTGGCTTCGTTTATCACTGAAAGGTATTTAACATTCTCTACGGTTTCTCGTATAAGTTTCATTAGATTGTTTCTCCTGTATATGGATCAACATTATAAGTTGCTTGTTTAGATACTTCCATAAACAATGTTCCACCTGTTGTGATAGTAACATTAGCATTTGCCCATGTTCTATTGGCATTGATTGAATAACCCCATTCATCAAGACGAGCTTCACCTGTACCATGAAGGGATGCGATGTTAGCACTGTTTCGATGAATTTGAATGGTACCATTCGTAGACCAATTCAATCGTTTAATTTCAAAAGCAGTAATACTTTCCGTATTAGGACTTGCTCGTAAATCATTGTTTGAGAAAGTATAAGCACCAACACCTTCAACTCGAATAATTGAAGTGCCTCGTAGTGTGTTGTTAAATTCAATTGCCATTTTATCTTAGTCCTATAGATTTTCTACGCATCATTGACATTCTTCTCTTGAACAATGTGCGTCTAAGTTTAGCTCTTCTTGTTGTCTTCCAAGAACGCTTTAATAATCTTGCTCTGCTTAATCTAACATTTGCTGGTATACGTTTAACTGTTTTACCAGATATTCTGTATCCCTTAATACCAGACCTTTGTGTGTTACGTTGTAGAACAATTCTACCTTTTGCATTTCTACGAATGCGGCGTCTAATCTTTTGTATGCGCCCCATTTTAATAACATTTGGATTGCGTCTCTTTGTCGCTTCATCCAAAAACTCTTCTGACATATCTTCGGCAACATACCGTTTTGCTTCTTGCAATCGTTTGGCAATTATCTCTTCTAATCGAGCAAGTATAAGTTCCTTTGCTTCAGATAATTTGTTATTAATTATACTGTTGACAAAACTCATATACTTTTCCAAAACTTTCTATGGATTCAACTAATTTTTCTAAAAACTTATTCTTGTTATTGTCACTAAGACTATCATAAGTTTCCGATATTAGTTGAGTCATCTCTTCTGTCAACTCAACAACATTACCGTCTTCCAAATGCATCACGTTTGCTTCTGCTTGAATTGGATTCTCATCAATCTTTGGTCCGTAAGGAATAGAAAAATGTCTGTCCAACTTCTGCGAATAGTATAACGCAATTCGTGTGTCATCTGGATACAAACGAATTGCTTTTCTTCTTAACAACAATACTGGAGGAGGTTCTTTGCTTACATTAACCGACTCTTTTACTTCTTTTTTATTATCAGTATCTTTGTCTTTATATAAATCGTCTACATCAACTAAGTCTGCAAACTTCAATCGTGAGCGTCTAACTTTGCGACCACTAGGACTAAGTTTATAGTCCGATGTATACTGAACCGTTTCTCTTCTTTCGTGTATTGCTTTTCGTGCTTGTGTATTGATGGTCTTATTATGTGAAAGCAAGTCCACCATCTTCACAAACATGTTCTGAATAATAGCACGATCTGCTTGAGTGAAGTTTGGTTTCTCTTCACCCATTCTATCCAGTATCTTATGAATGCGATTTATCTGTGCCTTATTGGCCAGACCAGCACGAATCAAAGCATCAAACTTAGAGTAGTCTGCCTTCTTGTCTTCTTCAACAATAAGTTTGAATTCGTCTAATGCTTTCATTCTTCGGATTCAATTTCCTCTTCTGAGTATTCTTCTTGTTCACCACCAAATAATGTGGATGCAATCTCTTGTTTGCGACCTTGAAGAGCATCAAATGCCTTAGAAGAAAGCAACTCTTCCAATTCTTCCTTGGCTGTCACATTGTCACCAGCAGCAATACTGTTTATAAAGTTATTAATATTTTCCATAATATCTCCTATTTAGCGTTTTGTTACCGCTTTGTTTAACGATGAATCCAATTGTGGAGTCAACGATTCAGGTGCATCATCAGCTTCCTCAGTATTATCCTCTGGAGGATACTGGTTCGGGTCTTCACCTTGTTGTTCCTGACCACCACCCATAGTTGGACCTTGCATAAAGTCAGGTAAGTTTTCTTTCTCGTACATAATCTGTTTCTGCATTTCTTCAATCTCTTCTTCAGTCATCATCAACACTTTCTGTTTGACATACTGTTGTGAGAAATAACGACCAATGAATGGGTCAAGTGTTGCAACCATTTGAATGCGGTTCTGTAACAACTCTGACTCACGCATTTCAGTAAAGTTATTATCTTTCAGGAAGTCATAATAGATATCATCCTTAAAGTCTTCCCACTCTTCCAATGTGCAGATACCTTTTAACGATAACTGAACACCTAGTGCTTCATCAAATAGATTAGTAAACTTGTTACGTAACTGTTGTATGTACTTAGCAAACTTTAATTCATCACGTGTAACTTCTTGTGACCGACCAAGACCAGCAAATCCACCTTCTTGTGGTTCAAGTCGTGAGTAAGGAACATTCAATGATTGTAAAAGTTTTTTCTGGAAGTATTTAACATCTTCCAGTTCACCTAAGTTTTGTCCTGCTGGTAGTGTAGTAATCTCTGTTCCCTTACCACCTTCACGGCGAGGCAACCAGAAGTCTTCAAGCATTGACATGTGTTTACGTTCATCACGTAACTCACCAGTGTTGGCATCGTACACCATCTTGTTACGATACTTAACCATAACGTCACGAAGATACTGTTCTGCTTTACCTTTAGGCAAGTTACCAACGTCAATGTAGAATATACGGCGTTCAGGAGCACGACTAATACGATAGATAACAATCGCATCTTCAATCATTCGTAGTTGATTGAGTGGTTTGATTGCTTTATGTAGATAAGAAATAACGAATGTATTCTTTGCATCCATCATTCCAGAGTTCACATTAATGATTGAGTCTGGAGAGATGCGTAATCCTTGATTTACTTGTGCAGTAAATGTTTGTTGTGCTGTTCCACGGTCATTAAACACGTAGTATTCAGCAATCGATTTAATAATTGTTGCACCAGTTTTTGGGTCACGGTCTTTTTTAATCTCACGAACTTTGCGAATCTTTCGTGGGTCAATGTATCGTAGTTCCTGAATACCCTGATTAGGAGTTTTTTCATTTACTATGACTTGATAGAATAATCGTCCATCAATATACCAACGTCTAAACAAATCATCGGCAAGATTAGAAAAGTTTAACATTTTTAAAATAGTATCAAACTCTTCTTCTA